CGAAATCACCTTCATAATCCTCTGAGAGATCAACAGAGGTTAATACAAAAGGAATGTCTGTCTTACGGTTAACATTATTATTCTCTATAATAGTAACAGTATAATCAGGTTGGAATAAGGGTAATATCTGCTCAACAATCTGTAGACCTTCATCCATATTCTTTACTAATATAGAGAGTTGAAACCCTATATTATATGGTGCATATGTTCTAAGATACTGTCGTTTATATGAATCAGTAGGATGTGCATAGGCATCTCTGATTTGTTTATTAAGTTTAGCTGTAGAGTCATAATCAATTGAGGTTAGTTCAAATGCCATTCTAGGCAACTTTAATGCTATCCCTTTGTCACTTAATGTAGGCTCACCTTGTAAACGAGCTATGAACTTCTGTTTAGGTCCATAGGATAACGGCACTTTATTAGTTTCTAATATCTTACCAGAACCATCTCTTCTTTGTACTTTAATGTCATTGAAGAGTGTACCGAATACAGATACAAGGTTTCTTATATGTTGATTATAAAAAGGGGTTTCAAACATTATGGTTCACCAAATGGATTAGTCTCAGAGAAGTCTATAATAGCATCTGAAACCGTTTTGAATTCTAAATTATCTGCTTCTAAATCACTTTGTCTTTCTTTATTAGTTAATAGTTTTCCGTCTATTAACAATGTAGATACATCAGCGTATATATTCCATGAAGCACCTGAAGTAGAACCAACGAGAGGATATGTAGTTGATACAGTAAATACTAATGCTTTACCATCTGTACCTGTTGAATCGTTAATGTATATAACTGGTTGTGTAATACCAGAAGGATATGTTATTTTAGATACTTCACCTGTTACAAATACTCCTGTTGTTAGAGTTGCTTGAGTAACAGTTTCACCTACTACGAATGTACCAGTACCAGAGTTCAACCCAAACACTTCAAAGTCGGAGTGTGTACTTTCAAAAGTATCGATAGCTGATATACCTGTATCAATCTCTTGTGACGAGTATTCAAACATTTCTGTAATGAGTTTATATACCGGTAGATTACCTAATGCATAAAATGGTTGTTCATGTTCTACAAAAGATATCTGAAACATTGTATTAGATAGAGGAAGATATATAAGATCCCCTTCTGTAGGTCTATCAAGTTGTTCTGCTTTATTGTATAGAGATATTTCTTTTTCCCATCTACGTTTAGAGCATATAAATGTAGCTTGATCTCTTATTTGTAGACCAAACTTAGACATTAAATCACCTTCACCGCCCCAATTATCTGTATTTTCTATATACATTTCTAGAGCATAAGAGTCTTTAAAACGAGCATAGTCTTCGTTGAGCAGCTCATCTGTAGTAATAACATCTCTTGGGATATAGTAGACATCCTGACCGAACATCTTTAAAGATTCGATTATGACATCTTCGTATAGATTTTGTTCAGATTTTACTTTATGGTTAAAGAATACGTTAGTAGCCATATCTATTAACCCATCGCAAAGTCAATAGGAAGTTCGTAATCTAACCTAATATTCTCTTCTATTTTCTCTATATCAATTACAGCATCATCGTATATCTGACGACCATTAAGTGTAACACCACCTGGAAGTATCATACCCTCAAACTTAATAAGATTTGCACCCCATTGCCGTTTAATAAGAGCAGTAGTATATTTCTTTAGAAGTCTATCATTATAGAGTGCTGTAACAGAAGCAGGATCTAGTATAGAGTATGCCGCTACAACAATATGATCATCAACTTTTAAATCTTTATCATCTACATCAAGGAATAGTTTATGTTCATGTCTAGAGAATCTTATTGAATCCCCAGAACCAGTACCTATTTGCATATCATATAGAGCTAATGATTGTTGCATCATAGTATATTCAGATATACCACCCATAGACATAAGTCTATTCATATCAGACAATCTCATCTGATATTCTACATCGAACAAGAAGTTTGACCCAGAACTATCTAGAGGTAATATTCTTTCCACCCAAAGTATCTGATCAGACAGAGTGATATACTTATTAGTTTTATCGTCTGCTGTTACCTTATGAGTATAGAATATTTTCTTATGTGCATCTGAATGGTACTCTTGCCAATATTGTAGAGCTTCATCTACTCTATCTTGTATCTGATCTTCATCTACATTAACTTCGAGCACTGGCTCACCTAACTGTCTTAAACAGTAGGTGATTAAG